GGAGGGGGTGTGCTGATCCAATTAATCCTATTTCTTCATAATTATTTCTAGGCCTTTTTTCGTCGAAAAAGCCTTATGGAACATGGACTTAGAATAATTTACTTTAATTACTTCATATCAAGGTAGGTTGTGGATAACTTGTGGACAGATCAGAGGGACGACTAGACAGAAAGAGATAGAGAAAGAAATATAATAATAAATAATAATATATATAATATCTCTACCCTTTATGGATCAACAACTTACGAGTGGGTGTTGTTCGTGCGCAACATAATTAGTTCTATTTGTTCTTTTTCATGCCTTTGCCCGCTTGGCGGCAGGGCAGTTTGGTTGTAGATTCCCAACATGCAACGGACCAATGAAGAGGGAGCCGTGTCGATCGAAACTGCTGTTGAAAAGCCGGTAAAGCGAAAGCCGGGTCGTCCTAAGAAGGACATTGAATCGCTGAAGAAACAAATTGCCGTATCGCCTGAAAAGCGCCTGCACAATCATCCAGATCCAGCTATTTCGCAGGCCATCACCACGATGGCCCTCGCTGGGTTCTCGCAGGCTGATATCTGCAAAGTCTGCAAAATCAGCGCGGAAACGATCGCGCAGTACTATCACGATGAGGCGACCCACGGTCGGCAGCGTGTGATGGCCGAGGTCGTGGGAAGTCTCGCCCAGCGTGCGATCGCGGGCAGCGACACGGCAGCGATCTGGCTCACGAAGACGCGCCTCGGCTGGTCGGACCGACAGCAGGTCGATGTGAATGCCAACATCGAAGTCGTGCACCATCGGGGCGAACTCATGTCCGAATTAACCGGGCTAATCCAAAAAGGGATCACGATAGACGCCGAGCCGATTCCGGAAAATCCGGGCAAAACGGATTCTGACCCCCAATCACGGGGATAGGCTCGGGCGCTTCTGGGCGCAAAACGGCACCGGCCCTCGAAAACGAGGGTTTTCAGGCTCGCCGGAAAATAGGCGAGCGCATCCGTGGCGAGCACGTGGCCCGCGCGAAAATCAGCCGGTCAAGCTCCGGGCGCGACTAGCTCAGAGCTTCGACGCGCACATAACGCGCCAGCGGGTAGTTTTTAAACGCGGCCCGCGTCATACGGTTAGCAGCAACTATCCGGTTACCGCGATAGGTCCGGATATAGTCGGCGAGAATTTCACCATTAGCGCGTTTGACTAGCACGCGGGCGCGATAGGGGAAAGCTTTCATGTGATCACCTTTTGCTGGCGCGAAATTGCACCCCATAAGGCGCCCCACGGGCGGGCGCCCTATAAGCTGCAAGCTCAGGCAGCGACTAGCACGCGGGCTGGAGAATAGTCCGCCGGTACCGCAAAGGCGCTTGCGCTTTTCCGGGCGCGGCCCTTTGCTTTCAGGCCCGCCACTTTTCCGGGCGCATCTAAAAAGCGCAAGTCTGATTCGTCGCCGTTGATCACATCGCGCCCGAGAAAATGCGCCGGGAGCTTGCCCTTAAATACAGCGGCGAATCCTACCGACTTGCCGTAGAAGCTCAGCGCCTTTGCGACAATTGGCGCGAATGCGGGCGCGTGCGAGTAGCTAAACGTCAAATGATAGTTTGCAATTCCGGACACTCGCCGGTTCGGCAATTTCGTGTAGTCATAGAATTGCAGCTCAGGAAAGGCGGCGAAAACGTGCGGGTACACTTTCCCGGCACGCTCCGCCGGGTAGTTTTCCCATCGAATATCACTAGTGCCATTCAGGCGAATGACTAGCACCTTGCCAGCCTTGTGCGCTTTTTTCTTTGCATTCTCAATTTCGCGAACCAGTTTCGTCATAAAGGTGTCGCGATCATTCAAAAATAAAAAGGTGCGCGCCAATCGCGCCCGTTGAATCGCGTTATCCGGCAAGCTCTCGCCGTTCGGCGCTGTGAATTGCACGCTACCGGGTGACATGCCACCCCGGCCCGCCGTGTTAAGACAATCGGCGACACAATCGGCGACTTTTGATAGTGCACAAAGCTCAGTGCCCGATGAGTCGGCAGGCGCAAGATATAAAACGCCCGTCATATATCCGTGCTCCTGCCCTTTAACGGTTTTCGCATTCGCATCGATGTTCAAGAGTTTAGTTTTCATCGTTTTGGTTCCGTAGTTTGTGCGCACTATTGCGCCCGGAAATTATCGGGCATTCCGCACCCATGCGCAAGCGGCTAGCGTCATATATATGCGCGGGCATTCCGCGCAATTGCTAGCACCATGCGCGACCCGGTCCGCCCGCATGTGGCGGGCACATGCCCGCACATAACCGGGCGCGACTATCGGCGGGCGGGCGCGATGCGCGGCCCGGAATGCGCCGCAGGCCTAGGGTCCCTTTCAGTCAATCGGAATGAGAATCAGTCGCACCCCGGCGGGCGGGCGGGCACGCGAAACGACCCGGTGGGTGGTGGGTCCCATCTGCGGTATTTCACTTCCTAATTACACTCCAACTTTTACTTGCCCTACCCCCTTGCGCACGTTTACTCTAGGGTCCCATGCTGTATACCGGAGCCGCCCCCCTACCCCGCCACACCTATTGCTACGTGCAGCCCAACACATTTGGCAACGAAGACTGGGTACGGGTAGCGTGGTTTGGGTTGGTATCGCATCCGGGCAGAACGTGGGGGTGTCATGTGATGTTGGAGTGTGGGGCGGTGTACCGAAACGTCCCGCTGCACAAGCTCGCGCACAAAATCACAGGGACCCCTTGGGACCCCGCCGACGCACAGACTTGGGATTGCTATGGCAACCAGTTCAGCGTGCTGGAGTATCCGTTTCTCGAAGGGACCCGAATGCGTACCCGGCTACGGTCCAAGCAAGAGCACACCGGTAACTACTTGTTTACCGCGATCCCGATGATGGATGGTTTCAGTCTGGAGCCGGAGCAGAGCAAGGAGTTCTACTTCATCAAACTGGACAACGGGCGCTATACAGCGCAACCTACGAACCACGTTTTGGTGCTGGATAAATCGTTCATCACCGAAGCCAACTGGCCGAAGTTGAAGCGTCAAACTGAGATTTGGAGTGTTGACAATGCCAACGAAGTCTAAAGTGAACGCAGCGGGTAACTACACGAAGCCCGAGATGCGCAAGAAGTTATTCAACGAGATCAAGGCATCCGCAACCCAAGGCACCGCAGCCGGTCAATGGAGTGCGCGCAAAGCCCAGCTCTTAGCCAAACGCTACAAAGAAAAGGGCGGCGGGTACAAGTCATGAAAGCCCCACAGAAGTCTCTCAAGGACTGGACCGCGCAAGAATGGCGCACCAAGTCAGGCAAGCCGTCATCAAAGACGGGCGAGCGGTATCTTCCTAAGGCAGCGATTGAGTCTCTGACCCCGCAAGAGTACGCAGCCACGACTCGTGCGAAGCGCGAGGGCAAAGCACAGGGTAAGCAGTTTGTAGCGCAGCCGAAGAAGATTGCGAAGAAGACCTCGCGCTATCGATGAACCAGCCCGCTCAAGGGTCCCCTGCTGGGACCCCGCCGGGTCCCCCTCCGGCAACGAAGAAGCTTTCTCCGCTGGAGCAGAAGCTCGCTCAGCTTCCGACCGAGGATCTGGAGGCGCTGACTTTTCATGCGCGGTGGAGCAGTAAGAGACACAAGCACCAGATCCCGCCGAAGGGCGACTGGACTGTCTGGCTCTTGCTAGCCGGTCGTGGTGCGGGCAAGACCCGCACAGCAGCGGAGTGGACTTGGTGGAATGCGTATCAGGCGAAGGAAACGCGCTGGTTGGTGAGCGCACCGACTTCAGCGGACATTCGAGATACGTGTTTTGAGGGTGACTCGGGTCTGATCTCGGTCATGCCCCCTGCGATCGTGAAGGAATACAACCGATCGCTATCAGAAATCATTCTCGTTAACGGTTCTCTGATCAAGGGCATCAGCGCAGAGACTCCCGACCGGCTACGCGGTGGACAATGGCACGGCGCGTGGTGTGATGAGCTAGCCGCATGGCAGTATGACCAAGAAGCGTGGGACATGATCATGTTCGCGCTACGTCTAGGGTCCCATCCGCGAATCGTTGCCACCACCACTCCGAAGCCCAAAGCCCTCATTAGAGACTTGGTGGAGCGTGACGGAGCCGATGTACACGTTACGAGGGCATCGACTTACGAGAACATTGCGAATCTGGCTCCGACTTTCCAGCAACAGCTCCTGAAATTTGAGGGCACGACGCTCGGAAGACAGGAAATTCACGCCGAAGTACTCAATCCCGAAGAGCAGGGCATCATCAAGCGCCCTTGGGTGCAGCTCTGGCCAGCAAAGAAGCCACTTCCGATACTGGAACACATCGTGATGAGCCTAGATACGGCCTTCACGGAGCAAACTCGCGATAAGAAAACGTCAGATTCCGACCCGTCAGCGTGTGTGGTGCTCGGACTTTTCTACGAAAACGAGAAACCGAACATCATTTTGCTCGATTGTTGGGAAGATCGGCTGGGAATGCCGGATTTAATCCAACGAGTGAAGCGGGAGATGGAGGTTTTCTACGGCGACGATGAGCAAAAGCCGATGATCAAGCCGAAATTCGGTCCCGGTCGCATGTTAAACACCGGAAGAAAGCCCGATACCATCGTGATCGAAGACAAAGGCAGCGGAATTAGCCTCAGACAGATGCTGGCACGCGAGGGAATCGTCGCTCACGCCTACAATCCGGGAAAAGCAAGTAAATTGACGCGATTGCACATGGTTTCGCACCTATTTTCGGCTGGAATGGTGTGGTTTGTGGAGTCGGATAAGCGAAAAGGCCAGATTCGCTCGTGGGCGGAGCCATTGTTGTATCAACTCTGCTCGTTTTCGGGTGAGGGAACCATCAAGCATGACGATTTGATGGACGCCTGCACCCAAGGTTTACGTTTCCTTGCCGATAAAGATATGATAAGCGTGAGTAAGCCTAAGCCGTTGCAGCCTAGGATGATTGTGAACGAGCGCCCAAGAGGTAATCCGTATGGCGTCTGAGCCGAACGATCTGGACGAAGCCCAAGAAGACCTTGGTGAGATGTTTGAACTCCCTGAGGAGGTTTCGGACGTTGAGGACACCGAGGATGGTGGGGCGATTGTTCGCTTTGGCGAGGAAGAGGAAGAGCCAGAAGGTGAGAGCGAGTTCTATGCGAACTTAGCCGAGAAGCTCCCTGAAGGCGTCATGGATGATGTGGCTCAAGACTTCTTGGGCTTAATCTCGAAGGACAAAGAGGCGCGTAAGAAGCGCGATGAGCAGTACGAAGAGGGAATCCGACGCACAGGACTTGGTGACGATGCACCGGGCGGCGCTCAGTTTCAGGGCGCAAGTCGGGTCGTCCATCCCATGCTCACTGAAGTCTGCGTGGACTTCTCTGCCCGAGCTATTAAGGAGCTTTTCCCGCCCGAGGGACCCGCCAAAGATCAAATCGTAGGCGACGAGACGGCCGACAAGGTAGCCAAAGCCCAGCGCAAGACGCGGTATCTGAACTGGCAGATGACCCAGCAGATGCCGGAGTTCCGGGCCGAACTAGAGCAGTTGCTCACTCAGGTTCCGCTCGGTGGCGCTCAGTATCTTAAGCTTTCTTACGATCCGAACAAGAAGCGACCGGTGCCCCTCTTTATCGGCATCGACGATGTGTACCTGCCCTATGCGGCAACGAATTTCTACAGCGCCGAGCGCAAGACGCACGTTCAGTACGTGACGGAGATTGAGTATCTCCAGCGCGTGAAGTCGGAGATGTACCGGGATGTGGACCTCGCTCCGACGACGATGGAGCCGGATGTCTCGAAGGCTGAGAAAGCCAACAACAAGATCGAAGGCCGTGATGGCAGCGCGTATGACGTTGATGGTCTGCGCACGATCTTTGAGATTTACGCTATTGCCGACATCGAAGAGGAATATGGACTCGCTCCGTATATCTTCTCCATCGACAAAGTAACGGGTAAGGTCCTCGCCGTTTATCGCAACTGGGAAGAGGGCGACGAGACGCTGCAAGAGATGCAGTGGATTGTGGAGTTCCCGTTTGTGCCGTGGCGCGGTGCGTATCCCATCGGTATCCCGCAGATGATTGGCGGTATCTCAGCAGCGGCGACGGGTGCTTTACGGGCGCTTTTGGATTCTGCTCATATCGCGAACTTCCCCGGCATGTTGAAGCTCAAGGGCGGTCGTGAAGGCGGTCAGTCCGAGCGTATTGATCCGACCGAGGTCAAAGAGATTGAGGGTGGTGCGTTTAGCGATGACATCCGCAAGATTGCGATGCCGTTGCCGTTCAATCAGCCCTCGCCGGTTCTGTATCAGCTCCTAGGATTCTTGGTTGATGCGGGTAAGGGCGTTGTTCGCACTACCTTAGAGGACATTGCCGACAATCAGGGCAATATGCCGGTTGGCACGCAGTTGGCGCGTATTGAGCAGGGCATGGTGGTGTTTAACGCCATTCACGCTCGCTTGCATGATGCGATGGGTCGCACGCTCAAAGTGTTGCATCGCATCAACGCGATGTATCTGGAAGACGACGAGGTTAAGGACGAGACGGGCGAATTGCTTGTTAAGCGTTCTGACTTTGAAGGCCCGATGGATGTGGTGCCGGTTTCGGACCCGAACATCTTCTCCGAGGCCCAGCGTTTTGCTCAGGTTCAGGCGCTCTCCCAACGTGCGATGGCGCTCCCGCAGATTTACAACGTCCGCAAAGTCGAAGAGCGCATTCTCCAGCAGCTACGCATTCCGAATGTGAAGGAACTGCTGATCGCGGCCCCGGAGCCGAAGGAGATGAATGCGGTCAACGAGAACGTGGCTGCATCTTTGGGTCGTCCGGTATCGGCGTTCCCAGAGCAAGATCACTTGGCGCATTTGCAGGCGCACTTGGATTATCTGACCAGTCCCATTTTGGGATCTTCGATGCTGATTGCGCCGATGTACGTCCCGTCAATTTTGAATCACATCAAGGAGCATATCGTTCTGTGGTATGCCACCCATGTGTTTGAAGTGGCCTCCAAGGCAGCGGGTCAAGACATCAGCGAGTTCCAGAAGATCAAGGACGTTGAGGTCAAAAAGAGCTTTGATCAGCTTCTGGCAGCGGCAAGTCAGCGCGTGGTTCCGGATGCGACTCAGGCGTTTGGTGCGATTCCGCAGATTGTGCAGCAAGCCATGGGTATGTTGCAGCAAATGTCTGGTATGAACGCGCCGCAAGATCCGCGTATGGCAGCTCAGATGGCCGAGACGCAGCGCAAAGCCGCCGCAGATCAAGCCTTGTTGCAAGTTAAGCAGGCCGAGTTGCAGCTTGAGCAGGCGAAGGCCCAGCAGGCAGCGGCAGAGACGGCGCAGCGTCAGCAGGACAACATGCAGCGCGAGATGATCAAGCAAGATCGCCTTGATAACCGTCAGGCTGCGGAGCTTGAAGTTAAGATGATGACGAACCGTGAAGACAACGATACGGCGAAGCAAATTGCCGCGATGGAAGCGATCACGGGCGAGAAGGTTGGTGTTTCAACGGGTACGGGTATTAATCCTTAAACGGGGTGAGTTATGGAAAAGCAATTCATTAAGCAACACAAGTTGCTCGCGATGGGCGTGAAATTGGACGGTCAGAAGATGCCTTCTGGCGGGAAGATGGGAGCCGATACTGGCTCAAAGGGTGTTAAGGGCGACCCTAAGGCAACGCCTGCAATGATCTCAAAGGGTAAACAAAACGCATGATTGAACGCATCATTGACGAATTGGAGTTGGCCAAGGCTCGCGTTGCACACGACGCGATGAAGCGGCAACTGGAAGGTAAGGATGCTTCGTTTGAATATGGCAAGGCAGTGGGCACTTACGCCGGGTTGCAGGCCGCATTAACTTATATTGATCGTCTTCTCAAAGCCGACGAAGAAGACGGAGAGGAGTTCTAAATGTCAGCATTGGAAGAGGCTTTCCCTAGTGTAGAGCCGGGTTTGATTCCGTTTGGTTCGCGAGTCCTCGTGCAGATTCGCTCAGCAAAAAAGACTTCTGCTGGTGGCATTATTTTGCACACCGAAACTCGTGAGACTGAGATCTGGAATACCCAGATCGCAAAAGTTGTAAAGCTTGGGCCGTTGGCCTTCAAGAATCGCAACACGATGGAATCTTGGCCGGAAGGTAATTGGTGCAAAGACGGCGAGTTCGTCCGTGTACCGAAGTACGGCGGTGATCGTTGGAAGGTGCCGTTTGGCAAAGACGGGGAAGAAGAAGCCCTGTTTGTAATCTTTAACGATCTCGACATCGTGGGTGGTGTAGTGGGTGATCCACTTGCCATCAAAGCGTTTATTTGAGGGCTAAATCATGGCTAAAGATAACGTGTTATCGGAAGACGATAACGAAGGAGTAGAAGAGTATGTGGCAGTTGAAACTCCTGTGGATCAACCTGAAGTGGAAGGTGAAGAGCCTTCTGGGCAAGTTGCGCAAGGATCAGATGATAGTGACGCCGACTCCGACGACGACTATCAAGAAGACGCCCGACTCTCCGAAGAAGAGTCTGAAGAAGACGAAGGCAAAGGCTCGAAAAAGCAGCTAACGCCTGAAGAGAAACGTGCTCAGCGTCAGAACCGCAAGTTCCGAAGGCGAGCTGCAATTGAGCACAAAGAGCGCGAGTTGGCGTTCCTGCGTGCGGAGAATGAGGAGTTCAAGCGCCGCTTATCAAGCGTCGAAAAGCAGACTTCTCAATTTAATTTGAGTGCGGTTGATCAGAAGCTCAACGAGGCTCTTAACGAAGCCCAGTTGGCTGAGCGCATCATGGCGAAGGCCATTGAGCAGGGTCAGGGCGAAGATGTCACTAAGGCACTTCAGATCCGTGATCAGGCTTTGGAGCGTGCGCGTCAATTGAAAGCGGTGAAGGAAGAGGCTGAGAAGCCCCGTCAACCGGCTAAACCCCAGAAAGATCCTCGCGTGGCTGCGTATGCCCAAGAGTGGGTCAAGATAAACGATTGGTACGACCCGTCCGGCAAGGATGAGGATTCGGCCATTGTGAAGGTCATTGACCAGCGTCTTGCCGCTGAGGGCTTCAATCCGGCTTCGGAAGATTACTGGATTGAGCTGGATAACCGCGTAGCAAAGCGTCTACCGCACCGATATGCAGAGGATACCCCGATGGAAAAAGCCAAACCGGCTGCGAAACGGGGCGGTCCCCCAGTAGGTGGCAAGCGCGAATATGCCGCGCCATCTAGCCGAAAAGAGGTTTATATCAGCCCAGAACGCAAACAGGCACTGATTGACGCTGGAGTCTGGGATAACCCCAGCTTGCGTCAGAAGTACATTAAGCGTTATGCTGACTATGATCGTAACAATTCTTCTCGCTAAATAAGGGAGCGAGTTATATGAGCGACGAAAGACTGAAGAAAGTTCTTGGCGAAGGGCGTGAGAACCGGCTTGCGTATGATCGCGCAGCAACTGAGAGCCGTGAGCTGTCAGACGATGCCCGAGTTGAGATGTTTCGGCAGCAGTTTATTCAGGCCGCGTTGCCTGATTTGCCAAAGATTCCGGGTTACCACACTTGCTGGTTGACCACCACGAATCCGAGAGATTCGATCCAGTCTCGCATTCGGCTAGGTTATGAGCCGATTAAACCCGAGGAAGTTCCCGGCTGGGAATATGTCTCGATTAAGACTGGCGAATGGACGGGTTTTGTTGGAGTCAACGAGATGCTTGCGTTCAAGCTTCCCATGTCGCTGTACAAAAAGTACATGCAGGCGGTGCACTTCGATGCCCCCAATGAGGAAGAAGAACGGCTGGTCGGTGCGAATGAGCGTATGCGAGAGCAGGCTGAACGCGCCGGTTCAAGGATGGACGAAGGTGATGGCATGTCGGCAATACGGGAATCCGCTAAGGTACGCGCACCAACAGAGTGGGCGTAATTAGCAATTACGTTTTGTGAGGATTTAAATTATGCCTTCGACCAGTGCAGCTTTTGGCCTGCGTCCGGCTTTTCATCCGAGCGGGGTTGTTCGCCCTGTCGCGATGACTATTGAGTCGGGCTACAACGCCAACATTCTCCAGTTCCAGCCAGTCCTGATTAGCTCAACGGGCAACATTCAGGCTGCTGGTGCCAGTACTCCTTTCGTGGGTTCGTTCATGGGTGTCGAGTTCACCGATACCGATGGTCGCCGCCGCGTGAGCAACAAGTGGACCGCTGGCACTTCTGCCACGGACATCATTGCTTATGTGACGACCGATCCGGCTATCGTGTACGAGATTCAATCGGACGCGACCTTGTCGATTGCGGATATTGGTTCCCAGATGGACTTTGACAGTGTCACCGCTGGTAGCACGACGACTGGCCTCTCTGCGGCTATGTTGGACGTTGCCACCAAGACCACTTCGGGCAATGCTCTTTGCCGTGTTGTTAACCTCCAGCCGGATGTCAACAACGCTTGGGGCGACGCTTTCGTTGTTGTTCAAGTCCAGATCAGCGAGCACCAGTTTGTCGCTGACCGTGCAGCCATTTAAGGAGGACTAGAACATGGCAGTCCCAATGCGTAGTACTGACTTTCGTTCCATTGTTGAGCCTATTCTTAACGAGGCTTTCGATGGCATTTATGACCAGCGTGCTGACGAGTGGAAGCAAGTATTCGTCCAGCAGCAGGGCATTCCCCGCAACTACCACGAAGAGCCGGTTCTGTACGGATTCGGCGCTGCTCCGGAACTCCCGGACGGCACCGCTGTTACGTATGATGCTGGCGGCGTGCTCTTCTTGCAGCGTTACGTCTACAAGGTCTACGGCCTTGCGTTCGCGCTCACGAAGGTGCTCGTGGAAGATGGTGACCACATCCGTATCGGTCAGACCTATGCCAAGCACTTGGCGCAGTCGCTGATCGAAACGAAGGAAACCCTCGGTGCCAACATCCTCAACCGCGCTTTCACCGCTGGCTACAACGGCGGCGACGGCGTGACGCTTGTTGCGACGAACCACCCGATTGCTCAGGGTACGTTCAGCAACCAGTTGACGACTCCGGCGAACCTGTCGCAGACCTCGCTTGAGCAGATCCTCATTCAGATCCGCAACGCTGTTGACAACAACGGCAAGCGCATCCGTTTGAACCCGGAGAAGCTCGTTGTGTCGCCGTCGAACGTGTTCCAAGCGGAAGTGCTCTTGAAGAGCGTCCTCCGTACTGGCACGGCTGACAACGACATCAACCCGGTGAAGTCGATGGGTCTCCTCGCTGGCGGTCAGGCCAACCTGTCGCGTTTGACTTCGACCACTGCTTGGTGGGTGAAGACGGACGCTCCGGAAGGCTTGAAGCTGATGATGCGTCGTGGCCTTGAGAAGAGCATGGAAGGTGACTTCGAAACCGACTCCACGCGCTTCAAGAGCACGGAGCGTTACGCTTTCGGCTGGACCGACCCGCGCACGGTGTTTGGTACGCCCGGCGTCTGAGCCGCTTACGCGGATAAGTCCAAAAGACTGGAGAAGGGGGGCTTCGGCCCCCTTTCTTTTTGCTTGACGGCGTTATAGAAAAGCCTAAACTAGAAAATAGGACTAGGTGTAACCAGCTCATTAGACCGGCCTAGCGGACGATGCACAGACTAATGAGCGACTCGTGCATGAGGGTATTGCAATGGCGTCAACAACTTTTACCGGGCCGGTTAACTCGCTGAATGGGTTCTCTGGCACCATCCTTTCTAACTCGGCCAACATCACCAATCTTGTTTGCAGCACGCTGACGATTGGTTCGACTCAGCTCACCAACGGTTCTGTGTCTGGCACGGTCGCCACTCAGGCGGGTCGCATTCCCGTTCTCGTTGGAAGCACCACGCTCTACATCGCTCTGTACAGCAGCCTGACGCCGTAATGACGAGGGGGCTTCGGCCCCCTTTTCTCAATGTGATTGTGAGGGAAAGCAACCATGCGTCCTATTAGTTTTACAAGATCACAACCGGCGGCAGATGCGGACAGTATCGTTTCAGCCCAGTCGCTGAGCGTATCTGGAGCGATTACGTTGGATGGAGTGTTGGTATCGAACGGCGTAGCCGTGTTGACGGTACCGGCTGTCTTGACAGCAACTAACGCAGCCTCTTCTACCATCAACTTTGTGGTGACCGGTACGGGTCCTGCGGGGCAGTCTCAGGTTGAGACACTGGCTCTGACGGCTTCGGGTACGGTGACGGGTTCGCTGTCGTTTGCGACGGTGACCGGCATTACGTCAAGCGCAGCAGCGGCATCTACCATCAGCATCGGCAACGGTGTGTCTGGGTATACGTCGTGGATTCCGCTCGACATCTACACGCCGAACCAAGTGACCAACATCTCTGGTAAGACCAGCGGTACGGTCAACTACTCGGTTGAGTACACGAACGAAGATCCGTTTGATCTGAGCATCCAGCAGTTAGCGGTTCCGCACCCAAATGCGAGCCTGACAGCAGCGAGCGGCGATGAAACGCAATTTACGACCACGTTGATGCGAGCGGTGCGCTTGAAGATTAATTCGGGCAACGGCTCGGTTCGCTTCACAATCGTTCAGCAATCGACGGCCTGATAAATGGCTAACATCAAGATCACCGATCTTACGGCAGCGACTGCGCTTGGCGGGACTGAGCTGTTCGAATGCGTTCAGTCTTCCTCGTCAGTTAAGGCATCGGCTCAGCAAATCAAAACGTATGTTGGGAGTTCTCTTAACATCACGGGCGGTGTGCTTGGGTCGGTCACGATCAGCAACGGCGTAGGTAGCTTTAACTCGCTTTCGGTAACGGCGGGAGCAATTCCGTTTAACACCATTACGAATCGCGCTATTGGCCAGTTTGAATCTCACATTGATCAAACAGCCGCATCAGCTAACGTCGCTTACGTTGTGCAGATGAACAACGCAGCC